GAGGCGACCTCGTGGCCACAAGTTCCTGCTTATCTCTAATGTGTTTGCATATGGTAGGGGCACAGGGATTCGAACCCAGACTAAGAGAATCACAATCTCTGTTGCTAACCGTTACAACATGGCCACACCAAAGAAGTCTACCATATAGAAACACTCCCAATATTAGTTCAATGCTGGCACAAAGAACCTTTCGCCTCTGCCAGGAGACCGAAGAGAACACTCGCTCCAATTGCGAGGTCTGTCCGTCACGAATGTTTTTATATGGTAACAAACTAATGCTTGTAGGATTCGAACCTACCCCTGCTCCGACTTCGCCGCTTACTGGGTCTGCAAACTTTTCGTCGGGTACTGCCTTCTGCTGTGCTTGCCAATACACCAAGCAACCTGTCATAACCCATTGCAGTGTTTTATGAGCAGTCTTGTACCATATAGAAACACACTATGGGAGGGTCCATAGTCATACCCGAAACCTAGCGTCGGGGCACATCACCTCAATCGGCGTGTTTTTATATGGTAGGGGCACAGAGAATTGAACTCTGATAGGTCGGTTAAAAGCCGACTACTTTAGCCGTTAAGTTATACCCCCATATGGTCCATGCTCTGAGAATCGAACTCAGTTTGTCCGGGTAAGAGCCGGGTACTTCGCCAGCAAAGTTTAGCATGGATGGATTCGTATTAGATTATCTTTAACGAGCCATCCATGTTACCATACGGGGTTACAGAATGGCTCTACATTTTAGCAGTTCGCTTCATATAGTTCCTTGTTTAATTCTTCCTCTGACCCAACCAATAGGTATACTATCAGTAGAGTTTTGCCTTTTGTTACTAGCTCCGTCATTAATCCAAATTGTGCTCCGATTGTTGCCATAATTTAGATTTACTCTGTCTTCGCTAGTTCGTTTTGATACAGTCTCTTTGTATGCCTGTATCCTATCTTCTTTATTTCCAAAACCAACACCCTTGTATAAAGCAGACATTTTAGCAGATTGTTTTTCTTTCCTACTATTAAGTTCTTCTTCGTGCTTGTTGATCCAAGAATTACATTTTTGTTTGTAAACTTTTTTCTCTTCGGGTGTTTTATTAGCCCAAGGATTAGAGTTTTTTCTGTGTTGCTCTTTCTTTTCTTCGGGCAACGATTTCCAATATTCTTTTTTAGAGTTTCTATAATCTTCTCTTAACTGGACAAACTCGTCAACGGATAATTGACGACGGTCTGCTCGGTTAGTAGTCATTAAATGAAACGCACAAGACATTTGCTGATTACTATATGCTTTCCATAACAGATAATGTGCTTCATAATGTTGGGCAGTAGTCAAGTGTACCACATTTGATTTTTCATTTGAGCCGCCCATACTACGTGGCAAAATATGATGTAGTTCGGTTTTTAAGTTGCTGTCACTAACAGCACTCGCTATTAGTGTCATATACAAATCTAAAAACTCTTGTTTTTTCGGTGTAGGTAATAAGTCTTTCATATACTTATTTAGTCCACACGCACTATTCTGCACCATACGGGGGTCAAGAATGACACTATCGTTTACCTGAACGTTTCATGTCGTTCTCCTTTTAAAAATGTATTGTATCAGACAATTTAATTATTGTCAAATCTTGGCGCCCGCGAAAGGATTCGAACCTCCGACCTCTTGTTTCGTAGACAAGTGCTCTAATCCAACTGAGCTACGCGGACATAAATTGTTGGTACTCAGTACGGGAATCGAACCCGTCTTTACAACTTGAAAGGCTGTCGTCCTTACCGATAGACGAACTGAGTATAACTGGTTGCGGACGGTGTATTCGAAACACCTGGGCCGAGCTTATGAGACTGACCGATCGCCTGAATGCCCGCAATATAAAACAGGATGCGTTTTGTTTTCACCAAAAGAAAAGTTTTTAACTTTGCTGTTAGCATCCTAAATTCTTGGTGCAACCTGTAGGGATCGAACCTACTTCAACGGTACTTCACACCGCCGCTATGACCACATCAGCTAAAGTTGCATTGTTTGGTGGAAGCCGAGGGAGTTGAACCCTTCTAGTCAGCAATCTTGCAAGGATCACCCGTAGCCCGCTACTGCCCCCATTAAAGTGTTTGGTGGAGTGTGAAGGAATCGAACCTCTTGTCGCCACCCTGCTTAACATGACCATCGGGTTACAGCCGACGACAGGGAACACACTCCATTAAATTTTGGTCACCGAGGGCAGAGTCGAACTGCCGCTTCCTGGTTCCAGGCCAGGGATGCTACCGTAACATCTCTCGGAGATAAACTTGGCCCTTGAGGTCAACGCCGATGTTGACATTCCCTACTATTAGCAAGGGTGTATACAGCCCCCGCTTAACTCAAGGATAAAACTGGTAGGGGTACTTGGAATCGAACCAAGATTATCGAGTTCAAAGCCCGATGTGATAAGCCATTACACTATACCCCAACAAATACTGGCGATGCGTGGGAGAATCGAACTCCCGTCTTCGGATAGACAATCCGAGATAATGACCATTATATGAACGCACCTAAATTTGGCTCCGTATCTGGGTAACGATCCCAGCTAGTCATTGATTAACAGTCAAGCCCATGCACCATGCTCGGGTTCTACGGAATAAAAATATGTCACTACAGCATAGATCCGTCAGAGGGATATATGAATTGTTCATCTGTAGTAAGCATTCTAAAACACACTTGATCCGTACCCTCTATCTGTTAGGACTGCTCTCGGGATTAGTATGTTTTAGAATGCCGTGTATTGCTACACGACATGATAGGGTTGATACCCTACCCAGTAGTCTTACTAATGTGTTATCGCCACACGTTCATGTATACTGTCCGCCCGTTCAAAGATTATTATAGTGTTCTTTCAGGGCCTCGTTCCCTGGGCTTTACGCACTTATTCAACACTGCTATCAAGCAAAAAATACTTTGTATTCTTTGCGCTGATAGACTTTTGCACGTTCGACCTTGTTACGGATCAATTGTGCGACTTGTTCTTTTGTCAAAGTATGATTAGCTAACCAATCAACTTTGTCGCTAGAAGAAGTCTTGTATTCTATCTTAACTTCCAATTATCGTCAACCTTTCTTTTGTTGTATTTTAGAGACATACAACGAAAAACCCTGAGACTTTTTAGTTTCCCAGGGTTTTCATAAACTTGTTAGAGTAGTTACTTTAAGCGTAACCTGCTCCTTCTATGAAACTCCCCGGAATTCTCGCATCATAATTAAACTGTGATCCGCGAATACTCGGTGTAGACATGTTACCCTCAAAGGCTAACACTGGTGTCAAAGAGGCTATATGCCACTGACCCGTGTGTTTTAGCGATTGACAAGTAATGTTTTTCATAGTATGTTTATTTAGTCCTGGTTAAAAATTTCGTCTTTTTAAGGCGTTTTTATGTGCCTTTTGTTAATTCATGTATGAATTGTAGCAGAAGATCGAATTAGTGTCAACACTTTTTTTCAACTATCTACCCAACTTCAAAAATTCTTTCATGAATCGATTTCTCAATTCATGACTGAAGTATAGCAGAGATAGGAATAATTGTCAACAACTTTTTTCTATCATCTTACCCAAACTTCAATGCAACGACTTCTCGATGCATGTGTGTAGTATATATGCCTTTTGAATTGTTGTCAAATATTTCTATATGCTAACTTTTTAGCTATGTACTCGTGTACTATATGTTTCATATTGTTGTAGACACCGCCCTCATCATCTACTACAATAACCGATTCTGCTCTCATTTCAGTGATTGGGTTCTTGTTATCGTACAATCCCTTCACTGATCTATTAAATGTAGATTGAAGTTCACTAGACAATTTAGATGCTTGTTCACTAGTCATATTCGTTGTTGTCCATTTCATTGCCTTATACAATGGGTTATCTATAATAGTGTATCCGTACTTTTGAGGATCGGATGCAAATTTACTAGAGAACAACCTGCCTTCAGGATTACGTATAGCCAATGAGCCAACCTTTACATGTTGTGTAAGTGAGGGGTTATCAATGAACCATTGCACAGTGTCTCTTGCTGTTTCTTCAGTATCATGTGGCAAACCTAATATTAGATTTATTTGAAATCTGATGTTCGGGAATCTTTTTCTTAAACTTAATAAGAATTTTTTCAGTTTATTAGGGTCCGCACCTTTCCCTACAGCTTTGCCACTATCTCTGTTGAAGGTCTCAACTCCAAATGTCATTGATTTCCACCCAATCTCTGGTATCAAGTCTACTTGGTCAGTGTTCGATGCTAGCAAGTCTAGCCTACAATACGCCCAGAACTCAAAATCGATGTTAGTCTCGTCACGAATCTCTTTGACCATTTGCATCTTTTCAATGCTATCATTGAAAGTATCGTCTACAAAAATGAACTTGGTAGTCCCGTACTTTTCATACCGATCCACTATATCTCGTTTAATACTTTCTTTATTACGTATATATGTTCCTGGTTTTTTGCCTAGATGTGCGAATTCACAAAATGCACAATGAAATATACATCCCCTACCTATCTCTATAGGAAAGACCTCGTCTTCATATATAAAGTCGCTATAGTGGTATTCAGTCTCTAAGTCAGACAAGTCGGTAACCGGATAATCTTTGTCGCTATTTACTATTAACGTTCCGTTTTGTTGTTCACAAATTAGAGGGGCATTGTTAGTAAGATGATTATGCACCGCAATAATAGAAATATCAGAATAACCCATACATACTATATCAAAATCACTAGTCATATGTCTAACTAATTCTGCATTGGGGCCGCCCAAAACAATCTTTTTATTTCTGCTTTTTATGTATGAAATTAATTTATTTTCTTCTTCTATGGTAAAACGAGTGAACAGACCCGAGCTAGTAACATTTCGTTCTGTCAAATAGCTTTGTACTTTAAATCCTGGTTGATGAAACTTAGTACTAAATCCAATCCAATCAATGTTTTCAATCTTGTCTAGATATTTTATTAATGTGTCAGGTTCCCAGTGTGAAAGATAATCTATCACCTCTACTTCTAGTCCTTGCCTGCGTAGTACAGTGGCAATCCTATAAACACCAACAGTACGATTAGGAACATTTGCACCTTCGTTGAATAGTATTATCATATTTAAAAATTGTTATCAGTAATGATATTATGCTGTTTGAGCCTAATACTTATACTAATCCTATCCGAAGTAACATCATCTACATTATGGAATATGTTTGACGTAATTGATACCCATTGTTTCAATGGTATTACTGTACTGCATACTTCTTTGAAATTCTCTTTATCTGAATTTTTTATACCTAACTTGCGAATTAATGGTTCATCTTTTTCTTGCCACCATCGTGTTGTGACATTAGTACCTCCCAATGTCAAAAAGTAAAATAAGACACATTCACCTGATCCATCTGTATGAGGTGGGTTAGTGGAATAACTAGGTGTTATTTTTTGTATGCTTATGTTTCCTATGTATGTTTTTTCGTCTAACTGTGGTATAATGAAATCGTTAAGCCATTGTGTTATTTTAGGAGATACATTATATTTATTAATACCCAATCGTTCATAGAAACAGTTATCGATGTTCATACATTCATATGCATCATTTTCTAAATCCTCAGGTATATTAGGTAAGTCATTACAAATGCGATAATAAACGTGTGTTGATGAGTTCATATTGAATTTATTTAGATACTATTTTTTCAACCAATGGCTTTAATCTCGCTTCTTGGTTCTTTAAAAAAGTAATGGTTTCTTGTGGTGTCATGCGTGACGGGAATAAGCCAATATTATTCATTTCTATGATATTATCTTTATCAGTTATTATTGAATTCAATACTTTATTCAAGTATATTACTATTTCAGGGGGAATATTCTTTGGCCCTATTATTCCGTAAAAGGTATCTATTTCTAAATTTTTTATTCCTATTTCTCTAAAGGTTGGTACATTGGGCAGTGTTGGCAGTCTTTCAATTGTAGATATAGCTATTGGTTTAACTTTTGAGCTTCGTAAAACAGCCATTGCACTAGGATATATGTACATTGCAAAGTCTACCGTGCCGTTAATAAAGTCAGTATAGCTGTTGCCTGCACCTTTATAAGGGATATATAAAAAACTTTTGTTTAGTGCTCGTTCTAATGCCATAGCTCCCAAATGCGGGCCACTGCCTATCTGAGAAGCAGTGTATGTATATTGATTGTCAGATCCTAGTTTTAAATTCTCAATTGATTGTACCGGACTACTATGAGTAGTCATCAATACCATAGGACTTTTAATAATAGGACCAATGATAGTAAAATCTTTATAAGGATCATATACCATTTGTGTATTAGCTATAGGATTAGTAATATGATTTGGGTTCATCAAATAAAGAGTGTATCCATCAGGATCACTTTCTTTAACTGCATTCATCGCAATGTTTCCATTGGCGCCGGGTTTATTGACAACTATATAATTTCCATTAGTACTCAATGCTAATTTTTTTGCTAGATACCTAGCAGTAATATCCAGTGTTCCTCCTGCTGCTGTATTAACTATTATAGTAACCGGTTTATTTGGATTAGGATAGATTTCTGCGCTAGCAGAATTAATAAAACAGAACATTGATAATAGCAATGTAAAAAATTTTGACATAATATTCTTTCTTGTAAATTAAATCTCACCCACAAATAGGGGCTTAGATATGCATCTCTTAAATTCCCCATTAGGAAGCAAATGGTCAGGATTTAATAATTTATCATAATCCTTTCTAAGAAATTCATAGCGTTGTTTGATTGGAGCTATTTCGGTGTGTGTTTCGAACACCACATCACCCGGTCTCATTTTATCTATCAATCCAAATGAGGGTTTTTCGCATTGAAATTTACGATGATCCCAATCAGGGTACAATATAGATTTGGTTATAGTAGCGTATATTCTCCAGTTTTTTATTGCGATTTCATTTAAACACCATATAAATTCTTTGTTGTTAGAGAACCATTCATACATAACTTTTATCTGAGAATATAGTACTGATGGATTTTGATGACCCCAATAAAAATATTCAATTGCCCTATCATTTGGTGAATAATTTCTAGGGGGACTGCTGCCTATAGGACTATCTGCAAAATAATAATACATCTTATTATTTTTTACAGCTAGCTTGGGTTTATCTACTCCGCTTATAGTTCCAACAGTCTTACCTTTATCCATCTGATATTTTTCTTTTATTGAGGGTTCGTGTCCCCGACCACGCAATACTGAACCAAACCCATATTGGCAATGTATTTCTTCAAATATAGAGTCATCAATTTTTAAATCTAAAGGATTATCAGGAATCCAATCTTCTAAGTGTATGTATACATCAGGATAATTTTTTCCTAACCACTCTAGATCCGGTTTTACAGTGTAATCCCATTCACTTAATCTATTACCGTCCCCGGTATCTAATGTGTTTGGATTGTGGAATTTTTTATCTAAAAATTTAAAAGGAAATCTAACAGTAACTTGATCTAATTTTATATTATTAGAGATGAATGCATGTAAAATATTCCAACTGTCCACCCCGCCGCTATAGTTTAACACTAGATAATCATATTTGTCTCGTAATTCTTGTGCTCGTTCTTTGTACACCGTACGTAAGTCTCTACGTGGTAGAGAGTTAATATCCAACTGTTTCCATATATGGTCGTAGTAATGCCATGTCATTGCAGTATTAGTTTCCCTACTGCGGATAGAAGCTAGCACCTTACTAGCAAATACCTCTTCACCCACTTTATAGTGGGGCATATCAATTAATCGTTCTGTAGTCCACATTAAACTATTTATACAGATATTTTGGATTTGATAATTAATTAGATTTGATAAATACAATATTGATAATAGAAGGAATATCCATGTACAAGTATCGCATCACCACTATAAAACCTAGTTCAATAGAATGGTATAAAAAAAATCTGGCACTAGAAGCACATTTGGATGAAACATACAGAAATACCAATATATTGGTATCAACTTTAATTAGTGAAGAATCTGCCGACGGTATGGATATCCTAATCAAAGAAATAACTTTTTTAGATGAGGCTTCGTTTCTACAATTTAAATCAGACCCAATAGTAGTATTATATATTGCTGAACGCAATGAGTATGAACTCAATAATTCAATTATCCGATTTAAAGAAGATATTAATTAACGTTTTGGCATTGCTTCTAATAATTTTGCTAATTTGATTCTCTCACTCTTAGCAATATCCGCAAAAGTATAATTTTGCATTTTGTCCCCAATGGGGGAAATACCTTGTTCCAATAGTTGCTGTCTCACAATAGGTGAAGCTAACAATGTGGTCAACATATTTTCATGTTGCTTTACGATTTGTCTATTCATATTGGGTGCCATTACAAATCCAAAAATAGTATAGTCATCATCTACATTCGGGACCATTGTTTGCAATCTAGGTACTCCTCGTCTAGATAATTCTTCAGATTCACCCAATGATGCTACAATTCTGACTTGTCCTTGTGCATATGCATTCTTAGCAACCGCATATGGCATTATAGCATAATCAATTTGTTTCCCCATAATATTAGTTAGTACCGGGCCTGTACCTTTAAAGTCAACCATAGCCGCGTCTATCGGGCCTAATTGTTTTAATACCCAATTAGTAAGAACTGTTAAACCTAATGCGCCATTGCCAAAATTAACTTTCTTTGTTTTTATTTCACTCACAATTTCTTTTAAAGTTTTGGTATTTTCTATATTAGTTACTAGTACACCCGGACTAAGTCCAATCGGTTTTACATAAGTAAGCTCTTCTGGATTAAATTTACGTACATTCTCATTTAATACAATTGAATGAACATATTGTGCTTGAGTAGCCATACATAATGTATTTTTGCTTGCTAATGCTACACATTCATTCATTCCTATTATCCCACCTGCACCTTCTTTGAATATCAACCGATTAGAAATCCCGTTAGATGTGGCCGCGTTACTAATTATAGTAGTGACAATATGCTGGCCACCGCCGGGTGCAAACCCTACTAAAAATTTAATCGAATCTTCTGCTTTAGCTGATGTAGTAAACATCAATAGTACTAACAACGAAAATAATTTATACATCTAAATATCCTATATTAATCCATGGTGAATAAAAAGTTTTTGAATTTTGCGACTGTGCTACCGAAGACCACGCAGATGCATGGTAATTGTATATCTGCAAATATTTCTGAAATTCTTTATGATTTATGTAATACTTATCACGTGACCTCCCGTATTGAGAATAATATACAGATTTTTCAGCTTGAAATTTTGAGTGGTCCCAAGTAGTGTATATCAAATTAATTGACAATTGCCTAATCATTTCTAGTCTAATTGGATCATACGGGGTAACAGTATTGTAATCAATTAATGATAACAGTGACGGATTTTTTTTAAAATGCAAGTAGTGAGCGTATGCCTGTTCCATTGCAATTTGTGGCATATCGGGAGTCCAGTAGAAAAGTTCAACTGATGCATTTGATTTATTCATATGGCGATTTCCCGCAGTGTTAACCACTGCATCTGAAAAGAATGTATATAAGCACTTATCTTTATACACTAACAAAGGTTTATCTACACCAAATATGTCAGCTACTTTTTTACCTTTTTCAGAAAGTGTATCTATCGTTTTAGAATATTGTTGTTGCCTGAACAGTTCAAATGCACCTGTAAAATGACCTGATGCTAAAAAAGTTTCATCTTCTAATATGTTAGTTCCGGTCTCAAAAATATCATGGATTGAAATTTTAATTTCAGGATTTGTAACCGTTAACTGTTCTAATACTGGTTTTATAACCAAATCATATTCACTATGAATATTTTCTGCACTCTTGATTTGATTAGTAGGAGAATAAATTTTTGAGTCTACTGAATGACTATATTTTACATGAATCTCATCTAAATGAATTTTGTTTCGTAAGAAAGTCGCCAAGATATTATGACTATCAGGGCCACCACTATAGTTCAATATTAGATAATCATACTCATCTCGCAATTGCTGGGCTCTTAGTTTGTACCAGTCATCTAGTGGTATTTTACCCAAATTGTGAAATTGTGTCTTTTTAAAATTAGCAAAAATATCGTCATGGAAATTCCATGACATGGGAGATTTGGTACAGATTGACTCATACACTGCACGATTCTTTATGTGAAAGATGTTATCTCCTACCTGGTAAAATCCACATTCATTCATCTAATAGTTCCCTGTATATCATTATAAAGCTCAGTGATAGTTCTATCTACTACTTGTCTATACGGTAATCCTTTGTATTTTGTTTGTAAGAATGTTTCGAACTCATTAATCAGTGGATCAACTTTCTCGAAGCCTGTTTGTTTTTTGCGTTCAATAATATCAGGATATGCTTCCCTGTAGCCAATAATCTTAGTTGAATTAGAACCTAACTTTCCAATGTATTCATCATTGATTAACTTATTAAACCAATCAGTGCTCAAATATGATAGCACTAATCCAGGAGTCCATTTAAACCATTCAGCAATTCCAGGTTTGTCTATCTCACGTAAAAACTTTGACCATCCTATATCGTGTTCCCAACAGCGTATCATCCAAGTTCCGTTACTACTATAATCGTCATTGGTTCTCCAAGGTGATAAATCACTTGACCCCATTATGGGGAATCCGTCTACTGTCTCTAGTAGTTTACAGTAAGGTAACGCTCTAGGTCTATCGATTTGTGATAATTCAGACATTCGTTCCGCGTCATTTTCATAGAATTTCTGAAGATTCATGTCTAATATCTTATAGGGTACATTTAATATCGAACAAATCGTCACTGCATAACTCACATCATAGATATTGTAGTCATTCTCATACCGTGCAATCACTATCTCGGGTGTAACTCCTATATCTAAAAAGGCACGTAACATTATTTCACTATCAACACCACCGCTAAAGAGTATAACAGGTTTTGAATTACAATGATCCATTGAACTACGTGCAGCATTTAATAGTTCTTCTTTAAAAGTACCAACTAGTTTAGTTATACTCGTAAATTTAGTATTGAAGGTATCGTGACCGGTTTGTCTATCGAACAGTCTGTCATTGTAACTCCAACTATACCAATTATTTTCACTTGTGTACATGTTTATTAGTTCCGAATAGTATGTCCCAGGCTGGGAAGAATAACCCATAGTTAGACGATGACATATGATGGATCAAATGCCACTTGCCACTAGTAAGTATAGGTAAATCTACATTGCTGTTATGTTCAATTGTTTCTTGTATAAAGGCGGCCCACACATAATAGAATACACTAATCCACCATTGACCTGTAACCAATGAGAATAATAATGTCGGGATGACTTCTGTGATCCACAAGTCTATTGTGCTAGTCCAGTCATCGTTAAAGAGAAATAAATTAGACCAATGCCATTTAGTATCATGATTGAGTATATATCTGTGATGGTGCATGTGTATCCGGCGGATGACAGGCACCAAATGACATATTCTATGAATCCAATATAACATTAGAGTCCATAGTAAGAAATACAGTATTATCATTGGGTTTTAATTAGCTTTATTATTAAACCAGAAATGTCAAACTCCCACCATTGCTTTTTAAAAGTGTAATCTTTGGGAAATCTATGATGATTGTTATGCCAGGCTTCGCCCCAACTAGGAATAGCCCACAACCAATTATTTGAACTCTGGTCGTTAAGATTATAACTACGATATCCACCTAGCCAGCCAGGCTTGTGTCCTACGTAATTAACTACATTACTCATCAGACCTGTTAGTAGTGCGGGCATCCAATGAAGGAAAATCATTAACCAAAATCCACCAATCATAAACAATATTATACTATATGTAGCAAGGATAGCAAAGTAATAACGGTGTAGAAACTGATGGAATTTGTCCGTAACCATTCCTCTCATACGCCATTTTGTATCAGCGTTAACCTCATTCACATAGTCAAGCTTAAAAATACGCAAGCCTTTGTATAATGGACTATGCGGGTCTGATGGCTTGTCACTTTTCAAGTGATGATTAATATGGATAGCCACCCATGCTAAAGGACTACCTGTGCCTGCAAAACAACCAAATACCGATAATATTTTGGTTAGTGTCGGGCTTGTATCATAACTGTTGTGTGTTAATCGTCTATGATAAGTTACTACTATCCCTAAACAACCATACACAAAATATCCTATTAATAATAACAAAAAAGTTGAACTAGAAATTCCATATACGACAAGCGCGGCAATAGTTCCCACTAATGAGAGTATCATAAATATTTGTGCACCTTTAGTGCTTGATGCTAGATAGTGTGTCATGTACTTATTTATTCAGTAATAAATCGTTTTTTTGTAAATAGTCACATGCTGCCTGGTAGTTAATATTAGGCAAACCCAAACTTAAAACATATCTAGTCTCTAAACCGAAATTATAGACTGTGTGCATTTGTTTAACGTTCATGAGATAATATTGATCGGGTTCATGCTGTAATCTACTAACTTTAGTGAATCTACGATTAACTGTTGGTATACCAAAGATACACATGCTATCAAATCCAGAAATCAGCATATTGATAGAAATGAGTCTAATCGAGTCAGTATGCCAATTATAGCATTCTTTTCCAAAAAATCTATATATTGCTAGTCTGGTAACGTCCCCTATATCTGATATAAGTTGAACTATCTTTGGGTTGAGTTCGAAATCTTCTACTGTTAGCCGAATTAAATTCTGTTCTAATGTCGTAGTCCAATAATTTTCAGGTGTTTCAGCAATCTTATTTTTGAGATGGGTGCTTATGTTAGAATTAATATTAAGTTGTCTGTAATAATTGTCAGCCATATCAAAGGTCTATCGTATAATCTCTGTATTTTTCAATACTTTGCTGTATCAATTTGGCCGGGACTGATCTGAAGAAAACTTGCAGTAGAATCTTTTTATTGTCAAGATCAAAATCAGTACCGTGCCAACAATGTTTATCATTGTATGAAAACCAATTTGTAGTCTCTGGTATTTCAATATAAGTCCTATCTCCTTGCATGTCGTAGGGTTTTGTAAAGTACCATTGAGATTTTGAACTAGTATAATGCAAGTATGCCCGCAAATGCCAAATATTTAGATTATCATCAGTATGTGCATTAATGTCTTTTTGACTTTGAACCAATCTGATAGTACAATTAGGTAAAATTGTAATTAGTGAATTATACATATTAGGCAATACATCCTTAATATCAAAGAACGGTGCTTCCCAAGATGTGTATCTGTTAGAATTTTTAATAATATCTAAACCCAACCACACATCAGTGGCCCCAATGGGTGTAAGAGATAACGATGTATTATTTTTCGTTTTAACTAAGTAATTTTGATGCTTGTTCCAAATATCCCAAAATACTTCCCAATTATCCGGTTCTATTTTAGGTAGATCAATAGGTGTGTATATTATCATTTTTTTACCACATCGATGATAAAACTCAATGGATCAAATTCATATTTTCTATTTTTAGTTGAATAGTTTTTAGCATTATGATGATGGTTGTTATGCCATGCTTCCCCTAAAATAAAAGGAAATAAAAATACATTATTTCTGCTATCATCTTTAGTTTCATAATTGCGATATCCATATGTATGACCAAAGTAATTAAAATTATTTTGACTTAGGTGAACTAAAAATGCAGGGAGTATCCAAGCAAAATATAATAGCTCTAGGTTAATTAATGCTAACATAACTACAAATGACAAAACGATAGCTATATACCATTTGTGAATGAATAGATGTTCTTTTGTCATTAACTCCTTAACCATAAAGATTTTCATTTGTTCTTCTTCTTGTTTTTTATAGTGACCAAATCCAAAAATCTTGTAACCTAAATATTTAGGGCTATGCGGGTCTTTTTCTGTATCAGAATATGCATGATGTTTTCTATGCAAATATGCCCATCCTAATGGACTGCCTCTTCCCGTCAATACAGATAACAAAGTAAATATCCATTTAACTGATTTAAATTTAAATTCAAAACTCTTATGAGAATAATATCTATGCAACATCATAAAAACTCCTAAGATATTCAATACATAAAAACTTATTACTGTTATTATTAGATTGGTCGATGTAAACATTGTTGGTACTAATAGTCCAAGTATGGCAATGCTTGTTATTATCAAAGTCAATAAGTTAATGTTTCGTAAAGTTGATCCTAATTGCATATTATTCTCCTACCTGTATTTATTGCTAAATAACATTATGCAAGTTATTCTTTTTACAGACGTTGCCGATACTGCCGGCTATGGAAAATACGCAGGAACATATAAAGTAGCGACTGAGGTCAGAAAAGCTGGATATAGTTGCCAAGTTGTTGATTTGTTTAGTAAGTATAATTACCAAGAACTTGAAAATATAATTAACAAATTTGTGACCAATGACACTATACTTATTGGATTTAGTTGTACGTTAATGGAGAAACGTATAGGTATTTACGGAAGTAAAGAATCAAGAGTATATAATTTTGGTAGGTCTGACGCAGAGGTAGAAAGTCTATTATCATATGCAAAATCACGTAACAATAAAATAAAAACAGTTGTCGGTGGTGCCCGTATTAATATGAGTGTGGGATGGTCATTTATTGATTACGCTGTTGTTAACAAAGGTGACATTGCCATAGTCAGACTTATAGAACATTTGTTATATGGTAACAACTTACCTGCAGTGAGAACTGATCCTGTTATTGTAATCGACGGTAGTAGCAGTGAATACTTCTATACACCAGAACAATTTGCTACTAGTAAAATCTTGTACCAACCACAAGATATTATATTACCGGGCGAGTGTATTCCTATTGAAGTATCTAGGGGTTGTATTTTTAGCTGTGCGTATTGTCACTTTGATTTAATAGGTAAGCGTATAGGTGACTGGCAAAAAACTGCGGACTCATTGCGAGAAGAATTAATAAGAAACTATGAGATGTTTGGTACTACACATTACATGGTTTCAGATGAGTTAATTAATGAGAGTATGCCAAAAATGCAACTAGTGCATGAGGTGTTTACTACACTACCGTTTAAGATGACATATACTAGTTACGCACGACTAGATTTAATACATGCATTTCCCGAGCAACGTGAAATGATTAAAGAGAGTGGTGCGGTGAGTATCACTTTTGGAATTGAAACAATGAATGATGTTGCAGGGAAGAAAATTGGAAAAGGGTTAGGCAATAAAAGAACTAAAGAAACATTATCGTACTGCATGGAGTCTTGGAGAGGTAACATTGTTACTAGTAGTAATTTTATTGTGGGGTTACCCGGCGAGAGTGAAGAAAGTTTACGTAGTACCGTGGACTGGTTAGTAAGTGATGAGTGTGATCTGGATATCTTTGGGTTTACTACTTTATTTGTTAGGGCAAAAGAAGACGGTAGATCAGATAGTAAAATAGACAGAGATCCAACTAAATTTGGAATGACAATACACCAAGACAATCAATGGGACGGGACAGATATGAACTTTGCAAGAGCTAGTCAGTTAACAAAAGAATTTTTTGCTGATCCTAGAGTGTCTAAAAAAGTAAAGTTCGGAGCCGCGACTTGGTTGGGAAGGATACTAAGTCTTGGTTATAATATAGAAGAAATATATAATATGATTAAGAATCCAACATTGTCTAGGTTAGCAATCAATATGCAATTAGCAATTAAAAGTAATGAGAAGAAAAAATTATACTATAAAGAATTAATGAAAATCTAATCTTCTAAGAGAAATACAGGGTCTTTATCAAATCCCAATGACAGCGTTATTCTTGGGCTATTTTTAGCGACCATAACTACAGTATGCGGCTCGTTAACTCGTACTACCGTGGGACCGTCTATTTCCACTGATGTTTTAAATTGCAGTCCGTGCGTAGACTTCAATTTTTTAGCGTTAGTTTGTGTTAACGGGTTGTGTACAATTTCGTACTCGCCCCCATTAAAAAACAGTGTCTTTGTTCCTGTACAATTAAGCAACGGTATATTTATCCTAGCGTCATGGTAAAATTTATCAACATGAATAGTGCTGTGACTATTGTTATACATGACATACGCTACTGCCATATTGCATTTTAGCGAGTACTTATCAAATGCTGATTCTAATTTTGGACAATATTCTATTAATTTTCCTAAGTTTAGCGGATAATATGTAGTATTACGGGTACGATTGTATATGTCCGGCGCTTCAATCTTTAAGTAAGCTAGTGCACCTTCTATTATTTCATGATACACCTCAATTTCAATCTTTTTAAAATAGAGCATGAACTATTTAGTACATAAATATGGATATGAAACTTATTAGCTATTATCAGTTAGACTCCGCACAAAAACAATTATTTGTTAATTTCCTAATAGAAGCAAGCAAAGAAACATCGCACCCTGCACATGAAAACATGTGGAACGATGATTGGAAAAATAAGACTAACACACTTCCTTACTTATTAGAACGTACTAGCAGATTTACTACAGGTGGAGAATATCATGTGGCATTTGACGGAGATCAAATAGTAGGGTGTAGCGGGGTTTATATTAGTGCGTTCTGCAAGGATTTAGTGATTGCCGGAACTAGAACATGGGTAGCAAAAAACTATAGACATCTTTCTATTGCTAGAGAAGTATTATTGCCTGCAGAAAAATTATGGGCGATTGAGAACAAATTTAAAGCAATTGCTATTTGCTTTAACGATTATAATAAAAACATTACTAAAATATGGAAACGAGTTCGTTTGGGCGAAAAAAGAACTCCTAGACAATCACACCACTTATTTTTTAATGGAATAAATGAACCGGAGTTCCCTGTTACTATTCAATATACAAAGCAATGGATCATGTATGAGAAACTAGATCCAACCTTTGATTTTGATTGGGAGTCAATTAAACATCAATCAAACAGCAACCTTGCCAATTGCTGTAACGACTGCCGCAATACGACCGACAGACATTAACTCTTGGGTAGTCATACCTTCTTTCTTTAGTGTATCATAATGTGCCTTGACACAGAAATGACATTTACCAACAATACTTGCGGCTAATGAATACATTTCGAATTTCTTCTTTGATACACCACCGTGAGTAGCATACGCATTCATACGCAACCCTGCAGGTAAACCCTTCATTGATTCGTCACCTGCCATTTCAACAAATGGGTACCAAACATTGTTTTGGCCCATCAAGCTAGCGGCTGTCATTGCGGCCTCACGTTCTACTGCACCCATTAATGGACCATTCATTTGAATTTCAAATGCTAGTTCACCGTTACCTGAAGCAATTGCGGCTGCTAATGCACATGCATGTGCATCAACTAAATCTAGTCCACTGCGATTAATAACCGCATCTATGTTCAACTTAATGTCTTTAGAATGATCTGGGATAGATTCTTTTACGTTTGTAACCCAGTCGCCACCGATTGTGATTGGATTGATTTGATTCATAGTGTTGCACCACCGATAGCACGATTACACGGGCATAGTTCACCAGTTTGCAATGCGTCTAATACACGCAATGTTTCTTCTGGGTTACGACCAACATCTAAGTTATTAACTGTGATGTGTTGGATAACGTTTTGTGGATCAACAATGAATGTTGCGCGTAGTGCCGCACCTGCCGGAGCATAGAATACTCCTAACTGATTAATCAAACTACGCTCATCACGGGCTGTATCAGCAAATTGATTATGACTAATCTTTACTAAGTCTGGATGTGCTTTTTGCCATGCTACTTTACAGAACTCATTGTCTGTTGAACCTGTTAACAATACTGCGTCACGGTCAGCAAAGTCACTTGCTAGTTTATCAAATGCTACGATTTCTGTAGGGCACACGAAAGTAAAGTCCTTTGGATAGTAAACGATAATCTTCCATTTACCTGCAAAACTTTCTTCTGTAATTGGGAAGAATGCATCTTCCGGTTGACCTGGCTTAACACCTGTAACAACAAATTTTTCTAATTTATCACCGATTGTTTTCATAATTTCTCCTTGTGTGTAATAGTCTGTTTGAGTATATCATACTCTATGTTATTTATTCAATAAAACGGACAGATTAATCTTCTGATGGGCTTAAGCCATTACTATGTTTATCTGTAGTTTTTTCAACATCCTGAAACAACCGTTTCTCTTGTGCTGTAAGTTTGTCTTTATGTGTCTTGCGAGGATTTCCGCATAAGTAGCATTCAGGATTACCGCAATCCATTGCATGATGTTTTGCTAAACGATGTGGTTCTTTAATTGCTTTGTCTTTATTTGTTAAGCCATGTGCCTTTGCAATCTTAACTTGTCTTGCAATTGCTACATCATTTTTATGTCGGCGGTGGCTGTTTATGTATTTTGCTGTTTCATTTGACATTAGTGCCTCTGTTTATAATCGTTTACTGCGGCTTTGATGGCGTCTTCCGCAAGGATTGAGCAATGGATTTTGACTGGGGGGAGTGCAAGTTCCTCTGCGATTTGACTGTTTCGGAGCTCGGCAGCTTGGTCAAGTGTTTTCCCCTTGACCCATTCAGTGACAAGACTTGAGCTAGCAATAGCCGACCCGCACCCATATGTTTTAAATTTGGCATCTGTTATTATTCCTGTTTCTTTATCTACTTTAATACTTAACTTAAGGACGTCACCACATGCCGGGGCACCTACCATACCTATACCCACATCATTTTCGTCTTTGCTAAAACTTCCCACATTTCGTGGGTTTTCATAATGGTCTATGACGGCTGCTGAATAACTCATATAATTTTTCCTTTGTTATGGAACAGTTAGTTCCCTTTTTAACATTATCTGTAAATAAAATAAATTCTAAATTAGACATACTTCCAATAATCTGCGGGGATATATCATTTTTAAATCCCATTGATATACTGTATTTATGATCTAAATGATATCCTGTTTTACTTCTTTTTTCATAATTAAGCAATTGTGATAAATCATTTTTGTTGGTCCAATAATATACTTTTCTACGATATTTTTTAAACTCAACATATTTGGGATCATCTGGTTTCCAAAAAATTCCTCGACTTATTTTAGTTTGTATAACTTTATTAATATGTTCCGTAGTTCTTTTTATTCCAATAAGTGATTTGGATCTTTTTTGATTTGATTCCGATGACTGAGTTTTTCCAGATGACCCTTTTCTATTCAAGTTAGCAATACTATTTAGATTGGTTTGTTTAATGCCAAACATAGGATTCAGTTCCCCTTGTTTAGATAAACTATTTTTTTCTTTCCAAGAATTAGATCGATTATTTGCCGCCCATCTCCTAGAACATAGTGCGCCGCAAAATCTTCTTTTTATATTTTTTTGATGTAAATTAGGTAATGTAAATTTTATACTGCAATACTCACAAATTTTTTCTAACATAACAGGACTTTCATAGTGTTCTATTATTTAGTCTCCTGTATTGTATTTAGTATGCTTCAGGTTCTTCATCTATTACTATCCAACCCAATTTCAATAAATCTTCTCGTATCTCATCAGTTACAACACTTTCAGATACAAACTTTTTACCTTGTATATAGTATTCTTGCTGTTCTTTAGTTAGTGCAAGGAATTCATCATCATCCAGTATCTTAGCATCTCTGATGCCACTACAGTACCAATCAATGTAGTCACCTTTCTCTTGCATGTCTGCAATAATACCGCCTGCACTTCTCCAACTACGATGCCAACGTTTCTCAGTTAATATAGGTATAACATCGTTCTTAGTGAAGTCATTGTTGCACATTGCGGCATATAAGTTTTGTGCATACACATCACTTGCTTTTACCTTGTCAATAATCCATTGAGTAGAACGCAGATCATACTCCATGTTATCTTTTTGCCATTCAGGATCTACTATCTTTTCTTTATCTTGTTGTTGATAGGACTTGTAAAGATTTAAATAATCTTCACTAGGCTCTTTACCTTCTTCTGCACAGCGTTTGATATACGCTTCAGCTTGAAAGGTATGCCGTTCTGGACTACTACTTATCATCTTCTACCTCTATCCATGTGTGATCACCTAACCATTTTACTTTGCACAAATATTCATACTCAGCGGGAGAACTACTAGACCAATCATTGGGCCCATTAATACTCAACCTAGTAAACTGTTTTCTATGGTCATATAACAACCAATATATACTACCATTTGCTAATTGAAAATCATATTTAGCCGCATGAACCATATCAGTCAAATCAAGTCTATGCTTAATCTGTTCAGCTTGCTTCTGTAATACAGTTACTAGTTCCATGATTCTATCATATTCTTGCTTGGCGTGCAACCTTGCAACATTAAGCATAATGTCTTTATGCTTCTCTACGGGAACTAAGTCAAATTTGGGACCTGAACTTTCTGTAGCATACGGTGTTATATTACGATTAAAGAAGTGAATCAATGATCCACTACTAGTAGAATCATAACTACTAACACCGTTCGCTGAATTTGGTTTATCAAGCATCTTCTAACTTAGTTTTAACTTTTTGTTTCCTTTTTTCTTTGGAATAAAAGATATGATTACCAATCTTCTTTACTTGTTGATAGGGCCATGAAGGTTGAACAGATAAGTTATGAAAGAATAGTGTAGACTTTGGTACAACATCTTCATAAGCGTTGTATGCCATAACATCATATGCTATTTCTTTTGCTTGTAAGTAGCTTGGGTTGTTTTTGTTTGGTTCTACTTTATTATCGCACACCCAACTGAACTGACAGAGTTTGGCTTTATATGACTCGCCGTATTCATTCTCTTTTTCAACATAAGTTGATTGATAGATAACATTGCATGGGTTAGAACCGAAGCCGTGATTAACACGATTCATTACTACTCTAGCTACTGCGGCTTGTCCATTAAATGGTTCACCTTTTGCTTCATAGTAGATATTTTTTGCCATGCAGGCAAGTTGTTTTGGATCTACTGCTTTAGCAACTTTAGCAACTTCGGCAACAGGTTCAGGTGTGCTATCGAATAAGAAATATCTTTCTTCTGTATTAGTAAGAAATAAACCAACTACTAGAACTAGTATGCCGGCGACTATCCTTAAAAATTTAATTTTATCGCTCATAGGAAAAATCCTTTCGTTTATACAAGATTCCAGCAATCACAGTTGCAACGGATAACTTCGTCAATTGCTTCATTAACTGTGTATGTGCTAGGCATGAGGGTCGCTGATGTATACCACGAATTTAAGTTAGGTGGTATTAAGTTTGAGTAAGGAGATCCGGCAAACGATCCAGGTGCACTCGAAAGTCCAGTGTCGATTGGGACACCATCTATAGCATATTCTCCAGTAACCACATTGATATTTCCAGGTGGTTGAGGTATTACATCTGCACCATCGCGGATAGTGATAGGAGTAGATGGTGTAGTTGTCACTGGAACAACCGGTGTTGTTGGATTTGCAATAGTAGAACCACTAGGTATATTTGGATTAGAGGTCCCAGTTGGCAACGTTCCATTTGCTATTAACACTCTTTGTTGTTCATACGGTAATACATCAATAATGTTATTATCTAACGAAACGCCTAATACTGTCAAGCGACTTTGGTTACGATTCTCTCTCATCATACCCACAATGCTCTGTCCACCTATTGTGTCCCAATTTGCAATGTTTTCTATTGTTTGGGCATACATATGTGGTTCGGTGTCTTTGCCATATTGTGGAACAGAATCAACAAATGTGTAAATTGTAGTTGGGTAAAGAGATAAGAAGTTTTCTCTAGGACTATCTAATGGTGGACGCAATCCTTCTTGTCTAGCTCGTTGTTCAATTGTTAATTGTGCACCGGTTGAATTCCAGTAGTCATTTAACTTTTGGCAATTTGCTCTATTATTAGCATTGATGTTATCAATCTCTGCGTTTGCTTGTCCGATATAACCTGTTATAGGTGAGTTCATACCTGGGCTAGAGCCGCCGGCTGGCCAGAACCAAGTACCTTCAGACTTTGTACCTTTGTATGAAACAGCAAATCCAGGAGTATTTTGTCCGTCAGTAGAAAAATCACCATTAGGTTGAACTGGTAACATTTGAATAGGTGGTGCTTCAATTGTAATAATTTCTTCTGGCATGTTAGCACGAACCCATGCATCATCTTTAGGTGGGTAAAAAGGCGGGGTTGTAGCTGGATATATAGTTGGAGCCCAATTATCTTGTATAGTGTGCGCCCATAAATAAGAGCCGCCAAAATTGTCAGATGTTGCTGCCCTGCCAAACATGCCCGGGATATCATTATCATCTCGACCTACACTCGACACAGATGACGCACCTACATTGTTAGGTGCTATAGTAACGATTGGATTCGGGGCGGTACCTCGACCATAGCCTCCACCGGAAACAGATAAATTAAATGTAATTCTATAGTACCAATCATATTCTTCCGCAGAACCCGGATGTGACCAATACACTGGTAAGTTAGTCGGGGGAAATGTGTATGGAGCATCGTTATAGTCAGGTTCTTCTGGATCGGGCTGATAAGCAGGATTAGGTGGATTAGCAGCCGGTGTAGGTGGTACATATGGTTTAGTAATCACATACCAATATGGTTGTTCGATACTGAACTTAGCTCGGTGTTCTGTTACTGCAAGATATGTTTCATGGTATATGTTAAACAACTTGCGTGTTGCTACTTGTTTTAGTTTATTGTATATACCTTCAAGACCGCATTCAGGTAATAGAGGGCCTAAGTATGAGCGTCCATTATAAGGTAGTCCACTCATACAACCAAAGAAGTCACTCATTGTGTAAGAACCTTGAGGACCACTACCTAAAGCAATTTTAGGTCTGCCGGCCGTGCGTAGTGATAAATTAGTAGGAACTAAATTAGTACTATTACTGTTAGTATTCAACCCCACCATTGTTTCGATATTAGTCACAACTTGTGCAAACTTTTCAATTTGTACTTCTTGTATGTTTTGTATCTGTTGCATTGCCGCACTAAATGCGCCTGCACCTGTAGCAATATCAAGTGGCAATATACCTGATAGATATGAACCATATCCTTTTGCTGGTTGTTGTATTTGTATATCTGCCATGTTATATCACCTGATTATTAAAAATATCATAAAGTATCATACGCTCTGCCACTACTATCTAGAGTAGTAGTGCTTCTACTCGGAGTTGTTGTTGTCTGTGTAATATCATTTAACTCTGTCAAGTTGTCAGTTGTCGCTGATGCAGCTGGCACTATATCATTGATTAACGGGGTACCAACTGGCGTTTGAGTCCCAATTTGATCTATTACGGCAGTACTAGTTAAGTTGGAATTAATAGATCCATTGACATATATTGGATAATATACTTTACTATTAGGAAATGTAGCAATAGGTTCAACCGGCAGCGTAGGAGGTGTGATTACGGTACCTCCAACCGGAGACCATGTAATGACTTTGTTTCCAATAGTCACTGACCAGGCTGAAGCACCAGGATTTTCAAATACATGTCCTACTAGAATTCCAGATTTTGTAGGGTTGTACCAGATATTGTAATCGTAAATCAACGGTTGGTCATAGATTACAGTTGTTCCTTGCATTATCTTATACCCAGTAAAACTCTTACCTGATGTTGATATTTCATTTATTACAGTAAATTTATATTCAACTCCGTCAAGCAACACAGGATTGGCACCATTGGTGTTGGCCAACAATGTGTTCGCAGAATAAAGAGTTCCGTTAGGGGCTACAGCAACTCCAGCCCAGAATGATTCAATCTGTGTTGATGGGAAAGCCGGGTTAGGAGCATACGGGACATTAGGTGGTATATTAGTAGGACTAGCCCCACTCACATTACCAATAACTATGCCCTGGCCTTGCACATAACCGCTAGAGATAGCAGAGTTGTTACAGCGAATGACCACAGCAAAATGGCCGCCCGAGTTTTGAACAAAGTAACTATTAGATATAAAGGTGAACTCAAATGTGCATCTTCCGGGCCCAATGTTATAATTATTGGTAGTAGTAGATGTTAATTCGTAGAAATCCGTAGCAGGGCTAGTATTATTAAATACCCACGATGACGTATCGATAGTGACACCATTTGGAGTAACTGCTGGTGTAGGTGGTGGTGGCGTTGGTGGGATTGTAGTTGTAGATGAGGCAGCCGTATTATAAACAGGAACAGTTAATGTATTATAACTATTAGGGAACATTTTTTTTGGGTTCAATAAGTCAGCTAATGATTCTAGTCCTGCTGTCTTACAGTTCAATGGAACTAACACTTCATTTAATGTATCTCCCACTGTAATATAATATGAAGCGTATAGTTTACGCTCTTGGTCAATAGTGGGTTGTGTTACATTAGAAATAATTGCTCCCAATTCATCTACTGGTATACCTGCTGATATAATTGCTAAACTTAAATTTTTAGTTAATGCGTTATACTTTACTAATGTTTTTAATAAATTAGAAGGTAACCCATATGTAGCAATAGTGGATAAATCAATTGCTTTACCCAATGTTATCAAGTCTTGACCAAATACTTTTGTTGCTAAACTTACATTAGTAATATCCGCTGTTATCAAGTCGTTCATATTACTAAATGTTCCACTTAAAAAGTCTTTACTGTTATCTACACTAAGAATAGCATTATTAGAATAACCGATAAAGCCATAAGCACTTTGCCACTGTTGTAGAAAGTCTCTATAACCTGCAGGGTTTAGACTATCACCTCTTTCTAATGTAGAATTATAGTTGAACTCCATCCACGCTTGTAATGGGAGTAATCTTAAATATGCCCACTGTGTTGCCGGATTAGGATCAGAGCTTTCTAAGTTATTTTTATATGTAGATCCGCCCCAGCCTTTAGTATCGCCTAAGTTAAATGTGCCAGTTCCAAATCTACCTATCAATTCTTCCCACGTGTACACCATTGCCTTAGCGTTACCTAGTCCCGGTACTTGATTATCAATAACAAATGTCCCCGGTGTAGTTGCACTACCGTAAGATGCAGTAGAGTATACTCTGAATGTTCCGAGTGATCCACTTTCAACTAACCAATTTCCATTATATCCATCGGGTGCAGCACTGTTAATTCTTACATATGATCCGGGTGTTAGTGCAAAAGGTTGATTGTATACTACATCGAAATAAAATTGATCTGTACCTGAGATTACTCCGGAAGTAATACTGGTAATAGGAATAGAGCTAGTACCGCCGCCTATACTAATCAAATTGTTATACACACTCGTATAGGGTATACCATCTGGATTGCCATAATAACCTTGCTGTATAGCATGTGTTATAACACGCAATACAGTTTCTTGTACCACTCTACCAAACGTGTAACTAGGAAAGGTATGTGATGTTCCCATCCATGAAACAAACTTAGGGTTTATTTGTAAACCCTGTATGTTTAATAGTGCATTAAGACTATTAACACCTAATGGACTTTGTTTTCCTGTATCGCTCATTGCACAAACACATCAGGACTTCCTTGTGCCATACTATGACCACAAGAATTACCTGACCCTACTTTAGCTACTGCTATGCCGTCGGCGAATACAGAAGGACTACCATTTGTTATTGTAGCACTACGATGAGGTCCTTTGAAAGGAGCGTGGGGACTAATCTTGCTGCCTTGCTGTCCTACTAATATACCATTAGCAAAGACTGTCCTGGCTCCTGCAACGATTGCACCCTTCATCTCATTTGTATCACCTATACGGCATATTTGTGGCATTAATTATCCTATCCTAGTACGATTTTCTTATCTGGTACTTTGATACCAGTTGTTGCTTCTAAATACTTCATTCTAACACTATCGTCAGTTTCTGCATAAATGGCAATGCTACTAGTATTTAGCTTGAATTCACCCTTCGGATTTGCAGTAAAGATACTAGGGATCATTTGCATACCCTGCTGTGTAGGTGCAATAGAGACAGGTTCTTCAATAATAATGAAGTCTCCGCCTGCTTGTGTAACTTTAGCGATAAGTTCTTCGCCCGAGTTAAGTTTGAATGTGAATACTTTATTTGATTCTAGTGCTATTTGCATTAATTACTTTCTGTTAATTTTTGTTTGAGTTCAGTGAATCCACCGATTAGTACGCCATCTAAAATGATTTGCGGTACTGTTCTTGCTGACGGGATTGCTTCTAGCAATTCTTCTTTAGTATATCCATCTCCGATCTTGCGTTCTTCAAATTGTATACCTTTACTTTTTAATAGTGCCTTTGCTTGATCGCAATACGGACAATGATACTTACTCCATACGATTGCTGTCATTTTGTTTCCTTTTAGATATTTGGTAAATCATCATACTCTATACTATCAGTCATCACTCCGATGACATAGTTGGTTGATTCATTTTCTTGTAGTGCTGTTTGTTTCTTGCTTGTATCAACGTGTTTGTTGAACCAAGGAATAGGTGTCGTTTTAGGTGCGGGGCTATTATATCTAATACCAATTTCTTTTAATGCAGATACAGCAGTGTAATCAACAAAGTCTTTCAACACTGTTGCGTTCAATCCAATGACTGGACCCATCTTAAACAAATAGTCTGCCCACTCTTTTTCTTCACGGATCACATCCAAGTAGAGTTGGTAGACTTCAGCTTCACATTCTGATTTAACTTGTGCGAAACGACTATCTTCTTTAACTACTTGGTTAATAAGGTAGGCAGTCCAGCCTTTATGGAGAAGTTCATCTTGGAGAATTAAACTGATAATATTGCCATTACCAATAAAGATTTTGTTCTCAACCATTGCTAAACTAGTAGCGAATGATACCATAAAGCGGAATGCTTCCAATGCGTAGCTGGCATGTAATGCCATGTAAATTGCCTTGATGTGTTCTTTCTCATTCACATCTTGACCTAACTCTTTGCGACAGTTAACTTTGTGTAGTTCATCATAGTAACGGCCAACACTACTTGCCATGTCTACGATTTCTTTTGTGTCATGTATAGTATTGAATACATCTTTTGGCACATTGTAAATGTTGCGAATGATGTGACTGTAACTGCGACTGTGGATGTTAGTCTCAAAGAAACTCCAGTTATAAATCAATGCTTCTAATTCAGGTAATGATACCACTGGCGTGAACACTTGACTAGGCGCACGTCCTTGCAGGCTATCTAATGCTGTTTGTCTTAGTAGGTTACTAGTAAAGATGTGTCTAACAGCATCACTGGCTTCCTTAAAATCATTAGCATCTTTGGTAAGACTAACTTCCTCCGGTACCCAGAAGAAACCACGTGCTGTTGTTTCAAAGTCTGCAATCTTTTTATATTTTACTTCTTCAAATCTTTGAATGGTTACGGGACCTTCCGGATCCAAAAACATTTTTCTATTCAAATAATCTGTCTTAGTGTGTAAGTTGTATTGTTGTTTTGACATTATTGTTTTCCTTAAAGCTTACAAGCTTCGCAATCTTCTTCATCCATATCATTAAAGCCACTTGGCAAATCTAATACAGTTTCGTCTTGACTCTTACTACCTGCTTTGTTGATCAAGCTATAGTAGAATGTCTTTAGTCCCCAATAGTGTGACTGCATCAAGTTCTTGGCAATCAATGTTGTTGGAACTTTTCTGTCAGGAAAATGTGCAGGGTTGTAGAATGTGTTAGTTGAGATACTTTGGTCAACATAAGCCGCAATCACTGCCGCTGTCTTTAAGTAACCATCACAATCTTTCTGTTCCCACATCATTTGATATTTGTTTTTCAACTTATGATATTCGGGAACGACTTGTACAAACGACCCTGCTTTACTTTCTTTTACACTAATTAAACTCATTGGCATTTCAATACCATTTGTACTATTAATAACTACTGAGCTAGATTCTACAGGAGCTACAGCCATTTGCGTAGCATTACGGACACCATGCTCTTTCATTTGACTTCTGAGAGTTTCCCAATCTAATTCTGTAGCAAAGTTTGTTAGTTCATTTACACCCTTAGCACGTAGTTCCCAAGGGAACACACCTTTACCGTAACGAGTTTGGTCACTACCTAAACACTTTCCCCGTTCCTTAGCAAGTTCAACGCTTGCCTCAGTTAGATAGAATGACTGATGTTCCATCCAACTCTTAACATCTGCTAGAGCATCCTTCTCACCGTATTTGAAATTTCGCTTGGCATGCCAGTAAGCTAAGTTTGTTATACCAATGCCTAACGGGCGAATCTCGTCATTACTTAACTTACTTTGAATGCTTAAGAAGTCTTGATAATCGAGGATATTGTTAAGACTGCGGTGAAGTATACGGCAAGCCCTACGCATATCTTCTGGGTTGCGGAAAGCTCCCCAGTTAATACTACCCAACGTGCATAAAGCAATGCGACCATCAGGATCATCAAGACGTTTAAAAGACTTAGTAGGGAGTAGAATTTCACAGCAAAGGTTACTCTGGTAGATTGTATGATATTCGGGATCGAACGGGCCTTGTTTCATTACGTTGTCAATGAATACAAGATAGATACGACCAGTATCAGTGCGCTCTTTTAATATGCCACTCTTGAATACTTCTTCAGCACTCATAGTTTTGGTACGCAAGTCTTTACGCTTTTCATACTTGACATACAGTTCTTCAAAAAGTTCAGTGTTTTGATAGAAGGCTTCGTATAGATCGGGAACTTCATTGGGGTCAAAGAATGTTATGTTTTCTTTGTTTTTGAATCGTCTCCAGAAGAAAGCACTAAGCACAACCCCATAATCCATATGACGGACTCGGGTTTCTTCTGTTCCTTGGTTGTTCTTAAGGACAATAAGATCATCAAACTGATGATGCCAAATAGGATAAAAAACTGTAGCACTAGCATTACGGATACCTCCTTGTGAGCAACTTCTTAAGTCGCCGAACCATTTCTTTAAGAACGGAATCATACCAGTATGCATAATCTCACCACCGCGGATAGGTGATCCTAGTGGGCGTAGTCGTCCAATCTCTAAACCAATGCCAGCACGTTTGCTAGCATACTTGGCCATCATTTCGCCACTAGCAAAAATACTGTCTAAATCATCATCTGAACGAATGAGAACACAACTGCTAAACTGCTTAGTAGGAGTGCCAAGCCCAGCAAGCACAGGGGTAGCAAGAGTAAATAATCCATCAGATGCGGCATTATAATATTCCTTTATATAGCGCATTCTTGCGCTGTTAGGTTCTTCCTTATGAAAGACTGTTGCTGCCGCAATCATGTAGCGAATCTGTGGGGTTTCGTAGATTTCTTTTGTACTACGATTTTTTACTAAGTACTTTTCAATCAATTGTTCAATGGCGGCATAACTATATTGTTCGTCTTTAGAATGATCCAACATATCATTCATCTTGTTCCAATCTTCTTCAGTATACCAAGTTAATAGTTCACTAGTGTATAGACCAGTAGCTACATTCTTTTTAACTATTTCGTATAGGTGCGGAACTTCATATGATCCATATACATCTTTACGTAGCATAGACACACGTTGTTTACCTGCTACATATTGATAGTTAGTATGTCCAACTTCAGGATTATTTTCTACGTCAATCAAATCAACAATAGCACGTAAAGTTATTCCATCAATCTGTTTAGTTGTGATACCATCGTAAAAATGCAGTTGAGATTTTATTTCTATCATGCTCGGGCTAACATCTGCTATCCCTTTACATACTTGTGCTACTTGTGCTTGCCATTTTTCTAATGTGAGTGGTTCTTTTGCACCGGAACGTTTCGTTACGTGTATCTTCATATTTTACCTATTTTATCTTTTATTTTTTTAATATCTAACCGGTCTACTACTTTAAAATCTTTTAGTGTATTACTTATTACCGTATCGGGCCAGTAATTAAGTATATATTTTGCGTTGTCAACTAGGACTAATACCACATCTTCTGCTGTATCATTTCTAGCCAAAACTAGTTCTATGTCGTTTACTCCAATTAGATATAGAGTATAACACATTCCTAATGCTCTTGCAACCTCACAATAGGTATTTTCGGACAAAAGTTCCCAAGGATCAGGCCAATTATCTACGTCATGTGGATGTAAATGATGGGTAACCAACGGTGCATGTTGCCACCATTCGTCTATGGTTATACATTGTTGTTCTATGGGTAGATTAATTACGGAATTCCGTAATTGAAACCAATCTTGAAGCCTTGCTTCATACGATGATTGAAAGATGTTCATACACACTTACTTATCATTTTTTTATCTTATTGTATTTAAGATATACGATAAGCATCTATTATTCGTTATTTACAGGCAACCAAAATTTTTCAAATGCTTATCCAATAACATTAGGCGCGCCACACCACCGGCCCAACCAGAAGGACCGCTGCACAGAATGCTACGGCCCAGTTTTTCATGGTTGCTCCGGTTGCGGGTCAGCAAGTACCCAAGACAATGTGGCTTCGTCCCACACATACTCTGGCGGGTTGTTTGGCACCGGCATTGGCACTGGCGCTTCCCACAGGTATGAAAAGCTGTTCATTACCCATGATGGGTACGGCGATGGTGGAACAAACCCTTCGCCCTCTGGACCATTTGGCAGCCATGTGTAACCGATCCCAGCAAAATTCTTGCGGAATGCTTTGGACTGATCTGGATCAGGCGTGTTGGTGTTGGGGATGTAATAAATGCCGCCCCGTGTGTTGTAACTGGTCTGCACAAAGCTGGCCGGGTCGCCCCAGTTACCTGTGTCGATCTCAGCTTGTTCAATAACCAGAACGTGCTGGACAATGTTGTTTTCGTTAATTTGTGCAAATTGGCTCATGCTGTATATGTCCCAGAAGATGTAAAGGTGTGGATGGTGAATCCACCAGATGATGTGACGGTGCCCCCAGTGCCTCGTTGAGCACCTGCGTAGCGGATGATCACAATGCCGGAGCCACCGTTTGCACCAGCCGTACCACTGCCATCGAAATTGGCCCCGCCGCCGCCGCCAGTATTTGCAGAGCCGCTAGTAGCATTCGTGCTGCCACCATTTCCGCCACCACCAGAGCCACCAGACCCAGTCCCATAAAGACCAGACCCACCACCACCGCCAGCGCGGGTTACGGACGATCCGTTGATGCTTGACTCAAGGCCAGAACCCCCGTTTGCGCCAGCATATGTAGTGCCAGTATTACCAGCCGCACCTGCGCCGCCGCCGCCGCTCCCCGCCAAATAACCGCTAGAACCGCCGCCAGCATTACCTTGACCCGCTATCCCGGAGCCTCCACCCCAGTTATAACTTCCGTCACCATTTCCGCCACCACCAGAGCCACCAGACCCAGCAGCCCCCGGTCCGTAACCAGAGGAACCTCTTCCCCCGCCAGTAGATGTGATTGAACTAAATACTGAATTTGATCCAGAAGTGCCTTCTGCATAACCTCCGCCCGCTCCGCCACTGCCAACGGTTGCGGTGTATGCAGTCCCGGGGGTCAAAGTAAATCCTGTTGCAGTGCGATAGCCACCTGCACCGCCGCCGCCGCCTACTTGAGAACCGCCCGATCCACCTCCGGCAATCACCAAATACTCAACGTCATACGTTGGCGGGATAAAAGACCGCTGGTTTTGAAATACAGCTTGAAGTGCGCCACTCATGTCAAACCACTTCCGGAGATGAGCCACTGTGTAGTGCCGATTTTGATGGCCGTGGCAGAACCATATTGAGCCAAGCTGCGTGAGCCGGAGGTTCCAGCAGGGCTGAGTGTCAACGTGTCCGAGGTGATGGCAATTGTCACCACTTGGCTTGTCATGTTCACAAACGTGACCGCCGTGCCGATTGGGTAAGCCACGCTGCTGTTCGCAGGGATCGTGAATGTTCTTGCATTGGCATCTGCGGATGGGTGAAGAATGTGCTTGCCAGCATCGGCCAGCACCAGAGTATAGGCTGCGCTCTGGCTGTTTTGCGGGATGTTGCGAAAGCCCACGGCGTTAGTGCCGTCAACAGTCATCGTGTTGTCCGCACCGCTGATCGTCTTGTTGGTCAGAGTCTGGGTGTCGCTTGTACCGACCACATCGCCTGTGGGGGTGGTTTTTGATGTGCCCCACGCCGTTCCAGTGGAAACCGCCATGCCCGCAGCAGGGTAGACCTGTACAGGTGCAGCCGAAGTCCAAGTTGTACCATTGGAGGTCAACACGTTGCCCGTAGTGCCCGGGGCCACAACCTGTACAGCAGAGGTGCCGTTGCCCAAGATGACGTTGTTGGCTGTCAAGTTGGCGCTCTTTATCAACTTGCCAGTTGTACCGTCAAAAGCCGTCAAAGCGCCATCGGTGGCCGGTGATGTAGTGCTCATTACGTCACCGGATTGTGCCACCCAACTTAAATTACCAGAACCGTTTGTGCTTAATACATAATTTGCAGTTCCGCCTGTAATGTGTAAGTTAGATACTGCGCCCAATGTAACATTAGCAGTTGTTGTAAAATTTACTACTCCGGTTGCATTACTTACTGATAAATTAGTTAATGTACCAACGCTTGTTAAACTAGAATTAACAATAGTTGCGGTGAGAGTTGTACCTGTTAAGTTAGCAGCATTTGCTGTAATTGCTACGTTAGCGGCAGCACTTAGTTGACCTTGGCCATTAACAGTAAACGTAGCGTTGTAATCTCCGTTACCGTATGCACCTGCGACCACAGTAGTATTAGCGATACTGAATACAGAACCATTTAATGCTAATCCAGTACCAGCAGTATATGTACCTGCACCACTGAACTGTACCCAAACAACTGGACTTGTTCCAACTGTTGTTACTGGATCTGGCATTACCCAACCAGTGTTATCATACAATGTACCTGCAGTAACGAATGTAAAGTCACCGCCTGCCATTTCAGTTGGAGTATCAAAGTCATCTGCACGTGTTAACACTGTACTACTTGTTCTTACATAGATACCATTATTTGCAGTAGTTACTTCGTCCTTAACAAGAATACGCATACCATCTGATAATGTAACACCGTCAATAGTTGTGTATGTTCCTGTTGTTGTTAATGTTGCACCAACACCGCTTGTACCGTTATTATATGTAACAGTACCGCCTGAAATACTTGCCAATGTAGTTTGAGTGGCTGCGTTACAGCTATCGTGAGTATGTAAACCTTGGGCAACATCATCAACATATTGTTTAGTGGCCGCATCAGTACTTGCTACTGGAGATGCAACGTTAGAAATTATAAAGTTACCAACGTTAACTTTACCAGTTCCTGTTGGAACTAAGTTAATGTTTTGATTTGAGCCGGCTGCGGTGATAGTTACGCCTGATGTTTTACCAACAATCAAATCAGTGACAACATTTGCACTTGATACGATATTGCCAGTAGCACTTACTAGACCACCTGTAGTTAAATTACCGCCTGATACGTTACCAGATGCAGTAATGAGTCCTGCTGTTCCTAAGTTACCGACGTTAGCATTGCCAGTTACGCTTAATGTGCCACCGGTTGATAGATTACCCGCAGTTGTAGTACCTGTAACTGTCAATGAAGTGAGAGTACCGGTACTTGTAATATTGGGTTGTGCCGCAGTAGTTACTGTACCCGCTGTAGTAGCACTTGTTGCCGCGCCGCTTAATGTTGCTGTAATAACGTTTGCACTAAAGCTTCCATTGCTATCACGTATAACAACTGTGTTTGCTGTTGCTGTTGTTGCGGTGTCGTAACCGTCAAGCAAATCAGCGTTTAGATTTGTTACTTTTGTTGTTGAAATAACTACTATTGGAGCAGTGCCATTAGCAACATTTGATTCAAACGTTGAGGCAATTACTTTGCCCCCTGTATCAAAATTACCAGCACTTGCATTACCTGTTATTGCTAAGTTGGTTAATGTACCAACACTAGTAATATTTGGCTGTGCATTAGTAATTAAAGAACCATCTAGTGTTGTTGCTACAATACCAATAGCACCCAAGTTACCTACATTAGCGTTTCCGGTAGCACTAAATGTTCCTGTGACATTTGTACCGGTAGTTGTAATAACTAATACATTAGCTACACCTGCTACACTTGTTGTTACATTACCACTAACACCAATAATATCAACATTACTTGTACCGTTTGCAATAGAAGAAACACTAATATCGCCTGCATTCAAGTTACCAGTAACTGACAGATTCGTAACCGTCATTGTTGATGTTGTTTTATTAAACGTTAACGATGAATTTCCACCCAAAGATCCGTCATCATTGTATAATATTTGAGTATTGCCACCTGAAGATATAGTAACAAATGATGACGTACTACCGGCAGCATCTTTGACTGCGATTTGGTTATTGGCTGTGAGAAATAAAGTACCCTTGCCGGCCGGCGGTATTGGTACGTTACCTGATGTTTCTTGTTTTAAAATTAATGACATTTATTACCCCTAATACATGTATTTATCTTTTTTGGATCCATACACGTGACTAAAATTCTATGTGTATTTATCTTTTAAGTCTTAGAGAAAACGTCAAGTAATTTTAACTTGTTCTATCCCAACTTAATGTATCTTCATTCCATACATATATTTCGCCGTCTGAAGGCATACTAACTGGTGAATCCCAGTGACAGGTACCTTCATTTAATACCCATGAATTGTATGGTTTAGGGGGAATGAATGCTTGTCTTGCTCTGTCAAAAGTGTAACCTATTCCGGCAAAGTTTTTTCTAAAACTAGCATTATAACTTGTTTGTACCCAAAAACCACCCAATAGTGATTCGCAAAATTGAATACCTTTGCTTTCACTTTCTTGTCCATTTTCGTCAAGCAATTCAGTGTTATTAACTACTATAACTTGTTGAACTATATTGTTACTGTCTATTTGTGCAAAATGTGCCATGTTTATATCCTATTAAAAAGTAATTGATTCTGAGTCAGTGATTTGATATACTCTAAATTCGCTATGACAGGCATTCCTATCATTACTGATATCAATATCTCTTTATATTGATAGTATTTAATCAGTGACTGTCGATATTTATTAAAAATCATTGAATTGGAAAAGCTGATGTGGGTGGTGTGAAGTTTGAGGTATATCTTGCGAGACCTTGGGTAATACGAAGATCGTTTATGTATCCGTTTGTGGGCAATGAGTTGTCCGATCTAATCCCAACATATAATAGTTGACCAATTCCAGGATTAGACGAAGAATAATTACTAGCAGTACCTACATTAATTCCATTCAAATAAATGTTTAGGATACTTCCAGTATTCACTACAGCAAAGTGATGCCACGCTCCGGTTGTTACCTTAGTCGAAAGAGATATAGATGTTCCTGCACCGTTGTTGGAAAGAAACACATCACCTGCACTACTAACGTCAATTGTCCACCCCGCATTATTAAGCCAGTGGCCTATGAGACACGACCGAGGGCTGGTAAGTGCAATTGGTCTGTACCACATTTCAATGGTACCGACATATCCTGTTTTTGTGAAATCATTTAATAACAGCTGGTTTGCAGGATTCATGGCTAGACTGTCACCGTTTCCGTCAAACAATATACTTGATCCGCCCCATTTGCTTTGAAGTGTAGATATTTTTGCATCGCCCACAGTTTCAACAACATTTTTTGAAGTTGCATCTGCAATTGGGTCATTGGTAAAATTCAATAATACTGAAGTGTTTGCTATAGCTGTCGGTGGTGCTGTGGGTACTGCAAAGGTTGTTCCGTTGGGATACAAGCATTGTCCTTTGAGAATTCTTAAACCAGAAAAATAACCAGTGAAACTTCCTAGTCCTGCTCCGGCTGCAATATTTGGTTCGCCAAGGTTATATGATTGGCTAGTGGATCCGCTGGTAACTTGAACACCGTTTTTATATATTCGTAGTGTGTTTACATCTCTTACAAATGCAATGTGCGCCCATGTATTGGGAGGGTTCGACGTAGACCCGGATAAATCCAATGCTTGATTATATCTATCTATTAGCAGTGCCGAGTCAGTAATTCTGAAAGTCACAAACCCAGTGCTTACGCCACCTATTAGCATGGTTTGAGTTGACCCAATTGCAGCAGTTGAGTATACCCACATTTCAACTGTAAATTCTCCCGAGCCAAAATCAAAAGCAGCGTTGCTTGCCAAAGACAATGAGTCCGATCCATCAAAGTAACCACTACCACCTACTACTGCGGCACTATAAGCTATAGTAGGATTGAAGGGACTAAATGCTTGTATTCTAACATCACCGTTACGGGTAATGGTAAAGTTGTTTGTACTGTTATCAATAAATCTGTTTGACTGACAGGTTAATATACTGGTGTTTGTTATTGCAGTTAGTGGTGTTGTACTTGGTGTAAAAGTGGAAGTGTAAAGTGCGGTGTCTTTTACTACCCGAACATTACTCAGATAACCATTAAAAAATTGACCACTATGAGATACACCGACTCGCAAATCACCTGATGCCGAATAGTTAGCACTATCTGCCACTGTACCATCAGACACACCATTGACCCATAATGTCACTGTGCCGCTAGCTCTTGTAACTGCTATGTGATACCAGACTCCTGTATTCAGTGTAGTGTTACCAGTTAATAAGTTTGCAGGTGTTTGCGGACTTGTTCTACCCCATTGCAATTTATTAGCAGGATAAACATAAAATGTCCAACCGACACTACTACCAAACATAATAGCAGATTCACTGCTTAAACTATTCCAATAGATCCATGTTTCTATGGTAAAGTCTGCTGTACCAAAAGTTACTCCAGTGTTACTAGAACCAACTTGTAGTGAATCTCCAGAGCCATCAAAGAAATTGCTCCAGCCAGTTTGGCTAAACGGTGAAAAATTGCCTTGAGTTGTGTTGCCGTTGCGAGTAACAGTGAAGTTATTGGTACTAGAGTCTAAGAATGTATTGTTGGTTGCATTGTTAGAACCGTTTCCTGGCAACAATAAAGAGGTTAAGTAAAAGAATGAGTCCGGTACTACAACATTCACAGTTAAACTAAATGTTCGTGGGCTATCTTGCAGTTCAGTGTCAATAGCATCGACAACAAAACTGTATGTGGTTTCTGTGACAACAGAGACAGTACCGCTTAGTAATCCACCACTAGTTAATGACAATCCAGAAGGCAATGTGCTGCCGGCTGCTAATGTATATACAGTTGCTCCGGTTGCACTCAACTGTATACTGATTGCTATATCGGTCTGTTGTACTGGAAGTGTGCTGCCGGTAACCCAACTTGGTTCACTGCTATAAGTTAATCCATTTACTGCGATAGCAACACCTCCATCGGTATTCACCACATAAACAATATATGTACCTGCAACTTGTGGGCCTACTTGGGCGTTCAGTACAGTAGTACTAGTAAATGTAGTTGATGAAGCCGGAGTGTTATTTACTATAACTTGTGCTCCTGCTGCAAAGCCAGTACCAGTAATTTTTATATAGCCGCCACTAAGACTAATCGCAGTGTCATCTAGTACAGTACCACCACTGTCTGTGATTTGTATTTGTGTTATTTTAGGGCCGCCCGCGGCGCCAGGTGCTAACTGTGCAGTTGTAACTGCTTCATTTGCTATACCTGATGTAGTTATTTGTGTTAATGGCATTGTTTAATTCTCAAAAAATTATGATATTGGTGCAAGATAATATCTTCCGTCATTACCGTTACCTGAACTTCCTGTTCTAGGACTACCTGCATTGTTTCTAAGTGAGTTACTCGATTCTGCTGGCGTAGTAGTTGACCCTGTAGTAGTTGTTCCACTAGATACATTACCTGCCAAATAACCGCTTCCGCCGCCTGCGCCTGGAGCATATGGACCGTTATCTCCACCAGATGCTCCGCCAAAATATCCGCCGGCGCCGCCAGACAGTCCATTGGCTCCTGTTAAAGCAGAACCCGATGCTGAACCGCTAGCGCCGGTGCCCGCGCCGCCGGCACTTTGTGTGCCTCCACCGGGTTGAGCTCCTGAGCCACCATTACCTGCTTGACCTGAACTACCTCCACCAGCACCGCCTGGGCCGCTGCCGCCACCGCCGCCTGCTCCTCCACCACCTCCTGCTAGCATTATACTATTAGCGTGTACTGCTGATGTACCTGAAAATAAACCAGTATATCCTCCACCACCGCCTCTGAGTGAATCACCACTTCCGCCTCCACCTAACGCAGTTCCACCGCCGCCTGCTCTACCGCCCTGTCCTACTAGAATAAAGTAAGATTGACCAGATTGAAATGCAAACAGACCAGTTGAGTATCCAGCGCCGCCACCAGAGCCTCCTTGACCACCTGCTCCTCCGCCAGCACCCCACATTGTGATATTACCAGTAAAGGTTGATGTAGGTACAATCGTGTATGTTGCTGAAGTGCCTAGATTTAATGGACCATCTATAGATAAATCCCATGTTGATTTACCTGAAACGCTAGGAGAAATAGTAAATGCACCCAAACTAATAGCGGCTGGTAGCGAAAATGCTCTTGGACTATCTTGTAATTCTGCGTCGGTAGCTATTATAGTAAAATTATATGTTGTTTCTGATACTACGGGAATTGAACCGCTTAATAATCCACCGCTAGTTAGTGTAAGACCACTTGGTAGACTACTGCCCGCTTGTAATGTATATGTAGTAGCGTTAGTAGCATTTAATTGTACGCTATAAGCAACATTATTATAAATTGTAGGCAATGTGCTTGCCGTTACCCATATAGGTTCAACACTGTATGTCAATCCATTTACTGCGATAGCAAAACCACCGTCAGTATTCACTACATAAACATTATATGTACCTGCCGATTGTGGGCCCACTTGTGCGTTCAATACAGTAGTGCTAGTAAATGTAGTTGATGAAGCTGAAATATTGTTTATTATTACTTGTGCTTCGGCTGCAAAGCCAGTACCAGTAATTTTTATAAATCCACCGCTGGTACTTATAGCAGTATCGTCCAGTACGGTACCACTACTGTCTGTGATTTGTATTTGTGTTATTTTAGGGCCGCCACCGGCACCGGGTGCTAATTGTGCAGTAGTAACTGCTCCATTTGCTATACCTGATGTAGTTATTTGTGTTAGTGCCATTTTTAAACCCTATATATTTTTATTAAATTGTATTTATACTTTAAAAAGTAATTGACCCAGAGCCATTGAATATATAAATTCTAAATCCACCGGTGACTGTAACTGTTGGGCTACCTGTAGTCGCTGATGCTGCATCAAAAGAGTCTGCATAGCGA